TGAGAATGGCGAGAGTAATTTTAACTATAAGTATGGCTTGGGGTTTGATACTGCGTACTACACGGATATGAAGGCGAGTATCGATGATGCGACATGGACAGCGAAGTACATGGGTAATCCGTATGTAAGAGAGGGTTTGCTGTTCCCTGCCGATGAGTTGAGATATTATAACGGTGTACTGCCAGATGGCGAACCGGACCGAGTGATGGCGGTTGTCGACACCGCATGGGGTGGTGGAGATAGTTTATCCATGCCGATAGCGTATGTGTACGGTGATGATGTGTACGTGGACGATGTTGTGTTTAATAACGGGGATAAGACCGTAACGAGACCGATAGTGATTGGGAAACTTAAGAATCACAGACCACACATGGTAAGGTGGGAAAGTAATAACGGTGGCGATGAGTACGGTGGTATCGTGGATGAAGCACTGCGAAACGAGGGTATTCGTATAAATATGAGTTATAAGAAAGCACCGACCACGCAGAGTAAGTTGAGTAGGATTATACAGTACGCACCGGATATAAAGCGGTTTTATTTCCGTGATAGTAAGAGCCGTAGTAGTGAGTACGATAAGTTTATGCGTGAGGTTACGTTGTTCACGGTAAGTGGTAAGAACCTGCACGATGACGCTCCGGATAGTTTAGCGATGCTCACGGATTTTATTACAGGCGGTGTGAAGGTAGTTACGGTTGCTAGGAGACCGTTTTAGCGGTGGAGTGCGAAAACGCGCGGGAAACAGCGAAAAACCGCATAAAAAATAGCGAAACCTAAATATCTTTAGGTTCGCTAATTATTAACATTTTTTGCTATAGTGATATAATTTTAGATGAAGGAAAGTAGTATTTTACGAGGTGGGTTCAGTGAGTTACGGACGTACAAGAATTTATACAAACACGGAAAATATAACAGCCGAGAATGTTGTAAAAGAGTTATTTGATGCGTACCAAAAACATCAAATGAACCGAGGTGACATCACTCGATTGTGGGAGTATTATCGTGGAAAAACAGCTATCTTAAGTAAGAAAAAGGAAGTTAGGGAAAGCATCAATCACAAGGTTTGTGAAAATAGAGCCTATGAGATTGTAAGTTTCCATAAAGGCTACACGTTTGGTGAGCCAATCCAATACATAAGACGCGAGAATAGTCAAGCAAACGAGAGCGATGATACACTTGCTAGTGAAATAAACGCACTTAACGGGTACATGGCAGATACAGACAAGGCAGCATGTGATAACGAGCTTGCCGAATGGCTGTATGTGTGTGGCACATCATATAGATTGACACTACCAAACGATAAGTGGGTTGCAGGTGGAGATGAACCACCATTTAACGTATATTCGTTAGATCCACGCAACACATTCGTTGTATATCACGCTGGAGTATCTAAAAAGCCTGTGATGGGTGTAACCTATGTAACACAGGATGATGGCAGTATTACTTATAGTGTATATACGGAAAATGCGTATTATGAAGTGAAAAACACCCTCGTTCCCGGCACACGCGTGGAAAGTGTTCCACATGTGCTGGGTGCTATTCCTATCATCGAATACCCAGCGGATAATCCACGTTTGGGCGTGTTTGAAATTGTAATGCCGTTGTTGGATGCACTTGATGAGTTGCAAAGCAACCGTATGGACGATATTGTTCAGTTCGTTAATAGTTTCTTGGCTGTTTTAGGAGCTGAACTAGATGAAGATACATACAACAAGTTACAAGAGATGAAAACACTGTGTTTGCCAGAAGGGGCAGATGCGAAGTATTTGGCAGTGTCTATGGATCAAGCATCTATTCAAACATTGAAAGATGACTTGTATCAAAGTATTTTGACTATCTGTGGAGTGCCAAATAGGAATGGTGGTTCGAGTACGAGTGACACCGGTAGCGCAGTAATTATGCGTGATGGATGGCAAGCTGCTGAAGCGAGAGCCAAGGCAACAGAACTGACATTCAAGAAATCTGAAAAGATGTTTTTGAAGTTGGTGTTGAGAATCCTACGCGACACTGTGGGAACAGCGTTGAAATTAACCGATATCGAAACACACTTCACTCGTAGGAACTACGAAAACATTGCAAGTAAATCACAAGTGTTGATTGCTATGTTGAACAATCCAAAAATACATCCAGAGCTTGCGTTCGCGCACTGTGGTATGTTTGCTGATAGCGAAAGCGCTTATTTGCAAAGTAAAGCATGGTGGGAAGAACAAGAGCGCAAGGAAGTTGAGGAAACACAGCGATATGTAGAATCCTTAAATAGTGAGGATGATGGCGATGGCGAAGAATCCGTATAAGATAGCGGATGTTGTTATCGGTTATCTAAACAAACGCTACATAAAGTTGTTTAACAAGGCACGAACCGTTGGGTTTGATGAATTGAATGTTATCTCGACATCACACGAGATTTATGATACAGCGCTTATGGAAACGAAGCGCGAATTTGCAAGGCTGTCGAAAAAGGTATATGAGAAATACCGCAAGACAGAAGATGAGTTTGATAGTGAAGGATTTGTGCTAGCGTTATTGCTTGCATATAATCCTACAACTAAATATGTCTATGAAAACGAAGTAGACAGAAAACGTGCGAGATTTGTTGAAGGTGTGTTATCCAGTGAGACACCGTTAGAGGAAATAAAGTTGTCGCAACGGCTGTGGATAGCTATGAATAAGATATACGCAGATGAAGTGACATTCCAGACAATGATTCAAGCGTTCAAAGACAGCGGTGTGGAAAAAGTTAGATGGGTTACATCCGTTGATGAAAGGCGGTGTAAGGTATGCGGTGGCATGCACGGTAAGGTGTATGACATCGACAAAGTACCATCTAAACCACACTTGAACTGTCGATGTTGGGTGGAGGTGGTCGATTGATTGTACTTGAAGAAATTCGCTGTCCATCGTGTAAGAAAAAACTAATGACGTTGGAAGGGCGAGCAGAGATTTTGTGTCCACGCTGTAAAGCTCTTGTGGCTGTGGACACGATAGATAGAAAAGTTTATATAAAAGAGCGTCAAAAAAACAGAACGCCAGTTAATAAGTAGCCACGAGAGTGGACTTATATACTGGTGTTTTTTTATTTTACGGAGAGAACCGGTTAAACACATAACTGCGGAGATGCAGTATAAAAGCGCAAAAAATAAACAGTCGGAGATGACTATAAGCGCAAGGAGAATTGAATATGAAACATAACATTGAAGGCTACGAAAACATGACACTTGAGCAAAAGTTGAAGGCGCTTGAAGAATACGAACCAGATATGAGTGGTTTTGTTTCTAAATCTGTTTTTGATAAAACAGCAAGTGAAGCTGCATCTTACAAAAAGCAGTTGCGTGACAAACAAACAGATGAAGAACAAAGAGCAGCCAAGGAAGCCGAAGAAAGAGAAGCATTGTTAGCTAGATTGAAAGAGCTTGAACTAAAAGAGCAAATAAGCAATCTCACTGCTGAATATGTTGGACTTGGTTTTGAAAAAGATGCCGCAACAAAAACAGCAACTGCACATGCAAATGGTGAGTTTGACAAGGTATTCCAAAACTTTAGAGTATTGCTTGAGGCACGTGAAAAGGCTATTAGAGCTGAAATGTTGAAGGTGACACCACCACCTGCTGCTGGGGGCAATGGAGATGCACCTACTATGACACTTGAAAGATTGCGTGGAATGACACCACAACAACGTTTTGAGTGGCAACAAGCTAACCCAGAACAATACAAAGAAATTTATGGAGGAAATAATTAACTATGGCAAACGTAGTATATGACAATTTCTATCTATCCAATGAGGTAGAAGATCAATTTAATTCACACTTGGATTTGCAACAATTCTGCACAGTAGACAACAACCTTGAAGGTGTTGCTGGTATGAAACGCAAAATCCACGTATATCGTGCAACAAACGGTACAGAAAAACTTGCAAAGGGCGTTGGTAACAGCAAGTCCATCGAAGTAACATACGGCGAAAAAGAATACGAAATCTTGTTGGCTCAAAACAGATTTGAATATTTTGACGAAGAAGCAATGACAGATCCAATGCTTGTACCTGTAGGTATGAGACACGCTGGTACAGACCTATACAACACAGCAAACGCTGATATCTATGCAGAATACCTAAAGACATCTCAACAAGTAGATACAGCAGCTCTTGACTTCGCAGCATTCGTAGATGCAGCAGCTAGACTTAACCTTGAAAACCTTGAAGGCGTACAAATCTTTGGTTTCATTTCCCCATCCGATATGGCAGCATTGCGTAAGGCTCTTAAGGATGACCTTAAGTATGTGGAAGCATTCGCTCGTAACGGTTATGTTGGCACAGTTGCTGGCATCAACATTTACACAAAGAAAGATGCAACAGCAAAGACAGTAGTAATCGCTACAAAAGAAGCTGTAACACTATTCAACAAGAAGGGTGTAGAAGTAGAACAAGCACTTCGTAATTCAGATGATGCTAACGTTCGTAAGAACACTGTATTCTCTCGTAAGTACTACCTTGCAGCTCTTACAGACGAAACAAAGGCAGTTAAGATTGTAGTTGCTTAATTAAAATAAAAGGAGACTAACTATGGCAATGACTAATGCTGAAAAAGTAAATGCTGTAAAAATTGATATAGCACCAGATACAGCAACGGATGCATTGTTGGAGCGTTTGGTTAAGCGTGCTGAATCAATAGTGCTTAATAAGAGATATCCATTCGGCGTTCCAGATGGTGCAACCGTGCCTGTGCAATATGAAGAAATACAGATTAGCATTGCCGTAGAGTTGTTTTCTAAACGTGGTGCTGAAGGGCAAACGGCACACAAGGAAAACGGCATTGACCGTACTTGGGAATCAGCCGATATCAGCCCATCGCTTATGAATAAAATCACGCCATTGTGTGGGAGTGTGAAATAATGAGAACGCTCGAAAGAAACAAGCGCACATTGTACTACGCATTGTACATGGGCGAAGTTGAAAACGTGGATGCTAACGGACATTTAACATCAGAAAGGACGCCAACTTACGGCACAATAACACGGCTGGATTGTAATGTTTCCGCATCTGCTGGTTCTGACATCGTAGAAGCGTTTGGCGGTTTTACAAACTACACAAGAACGATAACGGTAGCCGACATTAACTGCCCTATTAACGAGAATAGCCGAGTTTGGTTCGGAATACCGACATCGGATAACTATAACTACATCGTAACCAAAAAAGCAGACAGTAAAAATGGCATTCTATATGCCCTACTAAAAGTATGAGAATCGTAATTGATCCATTCGATAGAAAGTCAATCAATAGAGCATTAAAACAACTCCAAGAATATCAAGCAGATTTTGAGCGTAAAGAACAAGAGTTTGTTAGAAGGCTTGCAGAGATTGGTGTATCGGTGGCAAGAGCCGGTTATCAAGTAGCTGACTACGATGGCGAAAAAGATGTAGTTGTAAGCATGAACCAAGAAGGCACACGAGCAACTGTGGTTGCAATGGGTAGCACTGTTGGTTTCATCGAGTTTGGTACAGGCGTGAGATATCCAGAGTGGAGTGGTGATGATACAGAATACACTCCACCAGCACACGGCACTTACGGAAAAGGCAAGGGTAAAAATCCCCACGGGTGGTGGTTTACATCCGGTGAGGGAGCATCCATGCATACATACGGAAATATGCCTGCCGAAGCTATGCTCACGGCACGCGACAGAATAATCGAAAAAGTAATTAGCATCGCAAGAGAGGTGTGGAAATGATTGATTATTACAACAACATATATGACACCGTTGCGAATGCGGTAAGGACAGTGTACTCCGACATAAGTATAAGTGGCGAGTACATTTCCAGTCCATCACAATTCCCGTGTGTGACTTG